GAGATTGAAGGAAGACATCAGATTGATTGGTAAGTCCCCATCGGGAATCAACATCTACGAGTTTAAATACAAGCACACGTCGGGCACGTGGCAGGGTGTGATGGCACAGGAGGTGCCATGGGCCAGGATCATGACCGACACAGGATTCTACATGGTTGACTACAGCAAGGTCGACGTGGAGTTTAGGAGATTGAACTAATGGCATACGGGGACAACGGATCAAGCAACAAGACGGTGACCTTCAAGGGTTTCAGCAGTCGCGCTGACCGCCAGAACTTCAAACTGTACGACTTCGAGGTCGCAAAACAGGACCTGATCAACAGGTTATCAGTGCGCAAGGGCGAACGTGTGGAGAATCCCGATTTTGGCACCATCATTTATGACGCACTATTTGAGCCATTCACAGAAGCCCTTAAGGATGCCATAGTGGAGGATGTGACACAGAATCTCAACGCGGATCCCAGGATATCCACTGAGGACATCACTGTCACAGAGGCTGACAAGGGCATAGCCATACAGGCCACTATAACCTACGTGCCACTCAACATCACGGAGAAACTGAGGTTCAACTTTGACGAGAACTCACTGCTTCGTCTATCTTAATATACGTAGATAATCTATTACATAAATATCCATACAAACAGTATGGCCACAACAGACAGACAGAACAGATTACTAGTCGCCGAGGATTGGCGCAAAATCTATCAGGCGTTCCAACAGGCAGATTTCAAATCCTACGACTTCGAGACGCTGAGAAGGACCATGGTGTCATACCTCAGAGAAAACTACCCCGACGATTTCAATGACTTCGTTGAGAGTTCAGAGTACGTTGCCCTCATAGATCTCATAGCCTACATAGCACAGGCATTGAGTTTCAGGGTTGACCTCAACGCCAGGGAGAACTTCCTGGAGACCGCTGAGAGAAGGAACAGTGTCCTTAGGTTGGCCAGGCTGATCAACTACAACGCCAAAAGAAATAGGCCAGCAACAGGTTTACTGAAAATTGACAGTATATCAACAACACAGGACGTACTGGACTCAACTGGCACAAACCTGGCAACACAGACCATCATCTGGAATGACTCCGCAAACTCAAACTACAGGGAGCAGTTCACGGCAATACTGAACGCCGCAAACCAGACTGGACAACTGTTTGGCAATCCCAGGGAGTCGTCATCCATAGGCGGTATAGACACAGAGGTGTACACACTGAGTTCCAACCAGACTGATCTACCCCTGTTCAAATACAGCAAATCTGTCGGAGGGGTCAGTAGGCAGTTCGAGATTGTGCCAAGCACGATACAGAATTCAGATAGCATCTACGAGGCAGATCCGATAGCAGGTACAGGGTTGACATACACTTACAGGACAGACGGTTCAGGAGACAGCTCAAACAACACAGGATTCTTTTTACTTTTCAAACAAGGTACCATGCAGTACGCGGACTTCACAGTAGACACGGCGGTGACCAACTACGTGAGATCCATAGCGGTCTCTAACATCAACGAAACAGATGTTTGGCTTTACAAGTTAGACCAGTTTGGTCAGATAGCAGAGAAATGGGCAAAGGTACCATCACTGACCGGCAACAACGCCATATACAACTCACTGGCGGCCGATGAGAGAAACATCTACAACGTGGTCACAAAGAACAATGACGCTGTTGACTTGGTATTCGGGGACGGAAATTTCTCAAACCTCCCACTGGGATCATTCAGGACCTACCACAGGATCAGTGATAATGTCAAGTATGCTATACAGCCATCAGACATGCAGAACATTTCATTGAGTGTGCCTTACACAGACGCCAATGGCGCCCAACAGTCACTTACGATTTCGGCCAGCTTGAAACAATCTGTTTATAATTCGTCCGCAAGTGAGTCAAACGATTCTATTAAAGAAAAAGCCGCTCAGGTTTACTACTCTCAGAACAGGATGATCACAGCGGAGGACTACCAAGTGGTACCACTTTCCGCATCACAGGAGATAGTAAAAGTTAGATCGGTCAACAGGTCTGCTTCAGGCATAAGCAGGGCCAAGGAAATACTGGATCCCACAGGCGCATACTCGAATGTTAGTGTGTTCGCCGAGGACGGAATACTCTACAGGGAGGAAAGCACACAAAGGTTCACATTCACTTTCAACAACAGGAGCGACATACAGTCTGTTATAGACACTTCCATTGAAGCAAAACTGAAAGAAGCCTACTCTAGGCACTTTTATTATCTAAAATACGGAACTAAAGACCTCAGTACACTGACCGCAACTTGGAATTCAACTACCATATCTACAAACACCAACACAGGATACTTCACATCGGGCGGTCCTTTAGTGGTCGGCGACTTTGCCACATCTAACTTGAAATTTGCCAAACCGGGTGCTTTGATAAAATTCACATCACCCGACACAAGAAAGTTTCTTAACGGCACTCTAGTAACTTCAGGCACCGACAATGCAGAGGATAGGACCTGGGCGAAATTAGGCGCAGTCGTTCTTGATGGTGCAAACGGTGGATTGGGCAATCTCGAATCAGGATTGGGTCCTATTACACTAAATGATGTGGTACCAAATGGCGCAGTGGTCAGCGCAGTAATTCCTAACTTCACAACATCATTTTCTACCGCATTGGAGTCCGATATAATTGACAGGATCGCGGCATATGAAGAGTTTGGTTTAAGGTATGATATCGACACAGAGACATGGAAGGTCATCACGTCAACAAATATCAGTCCCAGCACTGTATTCAGTACTGCAAATGCAGGCAACACATCAGACACAAACTTAGATGCCAGCTGGTGGTTTAGGTTTACCAACGATGGTAACACCTACACTGCTACTTACAGGAAACTTGATTACATATTTGAATCTGAATCTCAAAACAAGTTTCATTATGATGTGGAAGAAAGAATCTTTGATTATACCACGGGCAAGACAGTAAAGGACACAGTCAAGATACTGAAGACCAACAGCGTGGTTTCTACCGGTAACAGTATAGGCTATCCTATCACATGGCAGGTAGTAGACACAGTTACAGAGGCGGACGGCTTCCAAGACAACAGGAAGGTCAAAGTTGGTTTTTTTGATAATGATGATGACGGAGTTGTGGACAATCCCGACATATTCGATATAGTAGTTGAACCCACACTGTCGGAGAGCACTAAGTTCGTGTTCTTCGAGAAGTACACGTCATACGATAACTTAGAAAGATTCAGACCTTACTCATCGACAAATTTTATTGTTACACAAAATGAGTCAGATATAGATCTTAACACGGCCACGTACACGGATGGCCAGTTGTTCTATTTCTACGACGCCGACGAGGATGTGATAAAATCTTACAGTTCAACCACCAACACCCTGTCGACAACGACAGATTATTTGGCCAGGAGGGGCAGGGGTTCGATCAGCTTCCAATACAAGCATTTCGCCGGCCAGGAGACCAGGATTGACCCTAGCGTTTCGAACATAATCGATGTTTACCTTTTAGAGCGTACATATGATAACCTATATAGGATATGGTTACAGGACGGCGGAGTACAACCAACCCCGTCAACCCAGGACCAGTTGAGGATTAACTATTCGGGTGTATTGAATCCTTTAAAATCGCTTTCCGATCAGATTGTGTATCATCCGGTCAAGTACAAAATACTTTTCGGCACAAACGCCGAAGAGCAATTACAGGCCACATTCAAAGTGGTTAAAAACACCAAGACCAACATCACAGATGCAGTGATAAAAACAAGAGTCATTGCCGCGATAAATGAGTTCTTCGCCTTAGACAATTGGGATTTTGGAGACACTTTCTATTTCACAGAATTAGCCGCCTACATACACAATGAACTGGCACCTGACTTGCTTACGGTTGTGATAGTACCAAACGAGTCAGGACAGGGTTTTGGGTCCTTGTTCCAAATCAACTCAGCGGCAGACGAAATTTTCATCAGTGGGGCCACCGTTGATGATGTGTCGATCATAACAGCGCTTGGAGCCAATCAACTTGAGGCATCCGGTACTGTGGTCACATCAACATCAACCGCCACTACCAACACCACCACAGGATCAGCGGTATCAGGCTCTACTACAACAGGTTCCGGTTCAAGCACCGGCAGTAGTGGGGCAGGATACTAATGGCCG